ACCTACCGCACGTTCAAGAACTCGCTCGAAACGGTCCATCAATATACGGAAACCGGCCTCGGGCACATCTTCAACGGCGAGATCGGGCGCTACGAGTCGTTCCGGTTCATCGAGCAGACCTTCATCCCGAAGGGCGGCGCGGCGAACTCGACCACCTACGATCCGTGGAGCGGCACCGCTGCCCCGTGGGCCAACGCGGCTTCCTCGTGGGCGATCTTCATGGGCGGCGATACCGTCACTGAAGCTGTCTGCGTGCCGGAAGAGATCCGCGCCAAGATCCCCGGCGACTACGGCCGCTCGCGCGGCATCGCCTGGTACTACCTCGGCGGCTTCGGCCTCGTGCATCCCGATGCTCTGAACGCCCGCGTGGTGTTTTGGGACTCGGCAACCTGATTTCGGAAGGGAAATCTTACCATGACCAGCTATGACGTACCCATCCGAGAGCAGTACAGCATTGTGGCTACTGCCTTCGGCGCCACCACCACGAGCAAGAAGTTCCAGGGGCCGCCCGGCAAAGTGGGCCTCGTGCGCGACATCCGCGTCTATCTCTCGGCCGCGGCCGTTGGCACCACGTCCGTTCCTGAAGTCGATGTGGGCTCTGCCCAGGCCGACAGCAGCTACGGCCGCTTCCTGCTCGGCACCACCGCCATCGCTGGCTACGCCGCCGGCGAGTATCGGGCACGCTCGCTCGCCACCAACGCGCAGGGGCGCACCGGATCGTTCCCTTATCAGTTGACCGACTTTGCAAACCACATTTGCTTGGAAGGCAACAACGCGAGCGTTCCGTCCGGCGGCACTTGCACCGCGGCTGTTCCCGCGGCCAACCAGATCACGGTCAATGGAAATATCCAGACCAACGTGATCACCCGCATCCCGGCGGACACCGCATTCTTCATCACCGGCCTTGCTGGTGTTGGCGGCACCCCGGCCGGGACCGGCGACATCGACGTTATCATCGATTGGTACTGAGATGAAGATGCTCGGTATCAATCCACGCAACGACCCGCTCAAGCTGACGCCGGCAAATCCTTTGCCGCCGAACGCCATGAGCAACAACACCGGAGACGCCGGCCTCGATGGCTATTCGGTTCTTTCGCGCGCTTCCCGGGAAACCGGGGAGCGTCCACGCATCGGCGGCGAGTCCGAATACTGGGGACCGCGCGCATACGAAGGATATCCATGATGGGTAAGTTCGACAGCAACGAGACGGGCGAAAGCCCGTCGAAGATGATCAAGACGAGCAAGATCGGCTCGGGCCAAATGATCAAGTCTGCCTATCCGCAGGACAACCAGTCCGGCTATCCGCTGGAAGGCACCATGTCCGGCATGAACGGTTTCGGCGGCGGCGACACTTATCTTGGGCATTCGCTCAAGGGAGCGTCGGCCGTGATGGAACCGAACAAATCCGGCAAGCCCGACAGCGGCCGTGACCTGAAAGGGCGCAAGGGCTGATGTCGGTTCAGGCACAATTGCGAATGGACGGTGGAAAGCCTTTTTCCACCGTCCATGGGGACCGTCCGCCCGGCGATCCCCATCAGCATGTCCATTATTATCAAGATGGGCTTCCCTTCAGCGCGAGCCGGGTGCTGCTCGCCGACATGATCGCCGGCGATGAACGCCTGGTTGCGCTCGCCGCCAAGAAGCTGGCCCGCCAGAAAAAGCAGATCGCCACTGTCATCCCCGATGACGACGGCGCCAGTCCCCAGGACATTCCGGACGACGAGGACGATGATGACGGCGACATCAACATTGAGATGTGGCTGACCGGCGAGGCGAAGTACATCTTTGCCAAGATCCGGGCCGTCGTCGCCGACCGCTACAAGAAGCGCGTCAACAACATTCAGGATGCCGTGATGTTCCTGGCTGGCGAGCGACAGATCGTTCCCGTCGAACGACTGTGCCCGGCGTTCAAAGAAATCATGGCCTGAGATGGCAATGAACTATGGAACCCTGACCGCTGCAAAAGGCGGCTCAGGGGCCATCGCGACATGGATCGGGTACGGCAAGCTCGACATCGGCGCCCTGCTCGACGAAGCGCAATCGCTGATCTATTCGGTCCTGCGCTGCCGGGAAATGCGAACCGAATGGGTCTATGGCGCAGCCGTCGGGCAATGCAACGTTGCGCTGCCGCTGCGCTTCCTCGATCCGATCGGTCGGCTTTACAACGTCACCGATGGCGTCTGGCTCGGCCACAAACTTGAGGGCACCATCCAGGGGCTTCGCACCTACGATAATTCGGTCGTTGGGGCCTGCCCGACAAACCCGTTCACGACCGCGGCCGGTCTATCGACGGTCACCGTCAACGACCCCGCCCACGGCCTCAACCAGGGCTCGACAGTGACGATTGCTAGCGCGCTCACCGTTGACGTGTTCACCCTCAATGGGACCTACCCGGTCACGGCCATCATCGACGCCAACACTTTTACCATCGATACCGTCGACACCTTGGCTGTGACATCCGTGACCGGCGGCGGCTCCATGGTCACCTATACCGCCAACAACATGACGGCCGCACCGCCGACGCGCTGGTCGATCTGGAACGAAGAGGTCCAATTCGACACCGCCCATGATGTCGCGAAAGCCTACAAGCAGCTTTATTACCGAGCGCCGCAGCTTCTCTCGGCGATCAACCCCACGAATTTCCTGACCGTCCGATATCCGAAGCTGATCCGGGTCGCCACGCAAGCGGCGGCGGCCGACTTCATGAAGGACGACACCGAATACCAGAAGGGCCTTGCGGCCCTGACCGCCCTCATCCAGTCGATCGCCGTCGAGCAAGACATGCTCTATCGCGGCGCCGACATCGCGCTTGACGTCCCGGGGATGCATTACAATGACTGACACCACTACCCCGCTGCTCGGCCTGATCCAGATGGGGACGGGCGGCGACAACAATTCCTGGGGCATCAACCTCAACGCCACTATCGTCCTGATCGAGGATGCAATTGCGGCGACAACGCTGGTGTCGACGACGGGCGGCACCGTCACGCTGAATGCAGCGCAGAGCCTTTCGGCTATTATCAAATTGACCGGCGCTCTGACCTCGCCGCTAATGATCGTGGTCCCGTCGACCTCGAAGAAGTGGACATTCATCAACCAGTGCACCGGAAATTATGCGACGCAAGCCAACGCAGGCGGCAGCGCGGTCAATGTTCCCACAGCAAAGCCGACCGACATCGTGTCTGACGGCACCGGGGCTCTTTACCGGGATGATTACAACTTCATCGGCAACGTAATCTACCATGCCGCGGCATCGGCGCCGGGGGGCACCTTCGAGTGCAACGGCGCGGCGATCTCGCGCACGCTGTTTGCGGATCTCTACGGCGTCATCGGAACGACCTGGGGCGCCGGCGACGGCTTCACCACGTTCAACCTGCCGAACGGCTATTCGCAGGGGAGCGGCCTTGGATCATTCCTTCGTTCGCGGACCGCCTCGGTCGCCGTCGGCACTTATCAGGCCAACCAGAATTTGACGCACACCCACACGGGCAGCGGCACGACCGGAAATGAAAACGCAAGCCATTACCACACGGCGAGCGGCACGACCGGGACGATGAATTCCAACCAATCGCACGCTCATAATTATTACTCGACCGGCGGCCAAGTCCTCATGCAATCCGGTAGCTCGACCTATGTGGCGACCGAACCTGGAGGCTACTCAACCACCGTACCCACCAACACCGATCACACGCACAGCTTCTCCTTCAACACCGGGTATGAGGTCGGGTCGCACCAACACACCTACAGCTTTACGACGTCGACTGGTTCGGCCGACGGCGCGGAAGCAAGACCGGAAGCCCTCACCATGATGATGTGCATCCGCTACTAATGTCGCAGCTTACGCCGGTCCCGATCGTACCGCCGCCGGGGGTCGTCCTCACGGAGAGCGCGAGCGCGGCGCAGGGCCGCTGGATCGCCTCGAACAATGTTCGTTTTGTCAAAGGCCGACCGCAGAAGCTCGCCGGCAATGTCCGGGCGGTAACGACGCCAACGTCGGGAACGCCGCGGGCGCTGCATGCTTGGCGCGACAATCTTCAGAACAACTATATGGCGGCCGGCACCTACCGGAAACTCTATGTCTATGACACGAGCTGGGTGCAGAACGACATTACGCCATTCCGAGCGACAGGAACGCTGGGCACTAACCCGCTCGCCGTGACGTCTGGGTCGCCAACCGTGACCGTCACGCAAACCTTGCACGGTCTCAATGTCGGCGACACCGCCATCATCGCCGGAGCAACAGCGATTGGTGGCATAACGCCAAACGGGAGTTTTCAGGTCGCGAACGTACTAGACGCCGGGCATTACACTTATACCTTCACATCCAATGCGACGTCGACGGTCGCAGCCGGCGGCGGATCGGCGATCACCTATCAATATGAAGTTCCGATTGGAGTGGAGCTTGGCGTATACGGCCTCGGCTGGGGCGTCGGCGGCTACGGCCTTGGCACCTATGGCACGGCGCGATCAATCTCCACCATCTTCATCGAGCCTCGGGTCTGGTCGCTGGATCATTTCGGCCAGCTTTTGATGTGCTCGTACAATGGCGGGTCGATCTGGCAATTCGACCCGACGGCGGCGCAGCCATGGGGCAGGGCGGTCATTATTTCGGCCGACGCTTCGTTGCCAGCCAACGTCCGTTTCATGTTCGTGACCAACGAGCGGTTCATTTTCGCGCTTTTGACCGGGATGCAACTTGCTTGGTGCAGCCAGGGCGATCCGACCACATGGACGCCGGCGACAGCCAACACCGCGAATATCCGAACTCTGGCTCAGGGGACAAAGCTGGTCGCAGGCTTGGTTCTATCCGACTTCGTGGCACTCGTCTGGTCGGACGCTGCGCTGTTCCGGTTCCAATATACCGGCTCGGCCTATGTTTACAATTCGAGCATGGTCGCAAAGGATTGCGGGCTGATCTCACCGGGCGCCGCGGTTACCGCCGGCGGCATCGCCTATTGGCAAGGGCAGGATACGTACTGGATGTATAACGGCACGGTGCAGCCGATGCCCAATGTCGAGGACATCAGGAAATTCGTCTTCGATAATCTCAACACGTCCTACGGCTATCAATGCGCGGCGGTCTACAGTTCGACCCACAATGAAGTCTGGTTCTTCTATACGGTCAACGGCCAGACCAACCCGACATTGGGCTTGATTTTCTCGATCGAAAACCAATGTTGGGCACCCCTCAACTTTGCCCGGGTTTCCGGCTCGCACTTCACGCAAGGCGACACGCGGCCCTACATGGCTGGTGCTGACGGCTATATCTACCAGCACGAGAACACCCTGGATGATAACGGCGCGATCCTGCCGTGGAGTATCACGCTTGCGCCATACCAGATGAACGCGGGCGGCAACCATGTCGACGTGCAGTACATCGTCTCGGACTTTCTCGGCCAGGTCGGCAACATATCGCTGACGCTCAACACCTGGGACCGGCTTAACGACACCGCGCTGGAGGATAGCGAAACCGAGATCCTTGTGCCGAGCAATAGCGGCACGATCGATATGCGGGTGTCGGGCCGCTACATCGAGATGATTGCCTCGTGCTCTTCCCTCGGCAGTTATTTCCGCTGGGGATCTCCCGTGGCCTGGGTGCAGGAAAGCGGCAACCGATCATGAGGCGCGTCAACCTGAACATGCTTGGGCTCATCACCGACCCGAGTACCCGCGCCGCGCTACAGGCCCTCGAACTTGCGTCTGCCGAGGTCGACCTGACCGATATTTCGAATGCCTTCACCGTTTCTGGAACCTACACACAGACAAGGATACTCAATGTCACGACGCCGACGCTCGCGAACATCGCGGCAGTCCTCGCAACCTTCATCGACGATTGCAAGCGAGGCGGTCAATATCGTTCCACTTAAAGTCGTCGAAAGCCCAGCCGAGCCAGTCATCAGCGTCCGCTACGCATCGACCGAAGAAGATGTCGTCAACATCCACCGATTTCTCATGGTCGTGGCCCAGCCGGCGCTGCGCTGTCCGGTCAACGTCGTGAAAAGCCTCAACGAGATCATCCGGGTCGCAAAGTTCGAGGCTGCGCTAATGGTGATCCACAATGGCGTCATGGTCGGCACCATGGGGCTGATGCGGGTCGACTGGTGGTATGGCGACGAAAGCTTCTTGGTCGATCGCTGGCATTTCGTCTTGCCGAGTTTCGAGCACACGCCGACGGCCAAGATGCTGATGGACGAGGCCAAGTCAATAGCCGAGATCGCCGGGATCGAATTCATTCATCAGGGCAAGATCCGGCCGCCCAAGAGCAACGGCATCTCTCAGATGACGCCGCGCGCCTACGAAGGAGTCTGAACATGGCCAAGCTGACATCATCCGACCGCAACAAGATCGCCAACAAGAACTTCGCCGGCCCCGACCGGAGCTATCCCGATGAAGACAAGAGTCATGCGCGCAATGCGCTGTCTCGCGTTTCTCAGAACGGATCGCCGGCGGTAAAGGCCGAGGTTCGCGCCAAAGTGCATTCGAAGTACCCCGACATCGGCAAGCGTAAGTAAGGAATTCTCCAATGTGCTTTGGCATGTCAACGACCTCTCAGACCAACACGTCGTCGACCGCCAACCCGGCTGTTGCGGCGAATGCCGTCAGCAACATGGGCTTCGTCCAGAACCTTCAGAACAACGGGTTCCAGGGATACACCGGCCAGCAGGTCGCCCCGCTTGCGCCGGCGCAGCAGGCGACGATCGACGCCAGCCAAAACATTGCCAACAACGGCACCGGCGCGGCGGCGACCGGGATGATCGACAATTACGCCAGCGCACCGGCGCAAAGCGTAAGCTCGAATTCGATCGCCTCGAACATGTCGCCCTACATGAGCCAATACGTCATGCAGGCGCTCGCTCCGCAGCTGCAACAGATGGACGCGGCCAACGCCGCGACCAATCAGGCGACCGATGCGCAGGCGACCGGATCTGGCGCCTATGGCGACGCGCGAACCGGAATCCAGCAGGCGCAGAACGCCGAAAACCAGAACGTCGCGCGCGAGGGCGTCATCGGAAACGCCTACAACTCGGCCTTCAATACCGCGATCGGCGCCGGCGCGCAGGATAGCTCCAACCAGTTCGCCGCGGCCAATGCCAACGCCGGCTACAACGAGACCGCACTCAACCGATCGCTCGGCGGCGCCAATGCGCTCGAAGGGCTTCAGACCCAGCAGCAGGGCGTGCAGACCACGGCAAACCAGATGGCGGGCCAGGACACGCAGAACGCGCAAGCCAACCTCACCGCGCAATACAATCAATGGCTGATGGCGCAGCAGTATCCGTTCCAGACGGCGCAGCTGATGAACCAGACCACGGCGGCCGGCGCCCAGGCGATGCCGGCCTCAACGCAATCGACCACGCAGCAGCCGAATAATTCAGGGCTCGCGCTACTCGGGACCATCGGCGGATCGATCCTTGGCGGCCCGATCGGGGGGGCACTTGGGGGCGCCCTCGGCGGATCGCTCGGCGGCGGCGTCAACGCCAACGGATCAATCACCGGCGCGGTTGGGCCAACATCCGTCGGCGGCGCGCCGCTGGTCGGCGCTTAAAGGACAACAGACATGGGACTTCTCGACTGGCTGACCGACCTCGGCGGATCGAGCGCCGGCACGGATTTTCAGACCGGAAATCCAGTGTCGGGCGCGCCGACCATGCCACAGCCAACGCAGTCTGTGCAGCCACCAGCGCCCACACCGGCCCCAGCACCGGCGCCCGCGCCAATGCCGCAGCCGACGCAACCAATGCCGCCCGTGCAGCAGACCGGCGCCGATGGCGTGCCGATGCCGCAGCCGCGGCCGGCAATGGCCCCGCTTCCGCCACCCATCACGATTGCGCCGGCGCCGCAGCCGGGCCCGATGCCGCAGCCGAGCCCTGCGCCGCAGACTCCCATGCAGCCGCCCTCCACGTCACCGGCCGCACCAGGAATGCCGACATCGCAGCCGACCAATCCCGGCCAAGGCAGAGGCTTCCTCGGCCAGGCGTTCGGCATGAAATCCTCCGATGAGAAGAACATGCTCGGCTCGCTCGGTGCGGGCCTGCAATCGGTCGGCCAGAACTGGAACAAGCCCGGCCTCGCGGCCTTCGCAGGCTCCGCTGGAGCCGCGATCGAGGGCGGCACCAAGGCTGAAGAAAAGCGCGTCGACGAGATGCTGAAGCTGATCTCGGAGAAACGGAAGGCGGGTGACGAAAGTTCGGCCACATCGCTAGCCCAGGTCAAGCTCGAAACCGCAAAGCTGCAATTGCAAAACCTCAAGGCTGGCAACGGCAAGGGCACCGCCTGGAATAAACCGCCGCAGCAGCTTTATCAGGATGCGATGCGGCTCGCGCAGAATGACCCGGACGTCAAGGCCGGCGAGAAGAAACTCGAACAGATCATCAAGGATGGTCACCCGGCCGAAGTCGCCAAGGCCCAGGCTGAACAGGCCGCACTGGTCGCCGCGGCGCGCGACAAGCATCTGGTCGGCGTTGGCCTCTCGCCGCAGTCAGCAGCGGCGATCGAAAAAACGCCCGGCTTGACCCAGGCCAATCCTCACCCACAAAATTCCTACACTCCGCAGAATTTCGAAAGCGTTGTAAAACCGGGACAATTTTACATCGATGAAAAAGGCCAGACGCGCGTTCGACGTCAGGATGCGAAACCTGTTAACAACAAAGCGACAGTCCCGGCCGAACCGTCTACGCCTTCATCTCCCTCCGATGCAGGCGACGAGGCTGAATAGATAATGGGTCTTTTCGACGCCTTCGGAACAGACGCCCCGTATGATCCAGGCCAGGGTGTCGACGATCTTGCGCGTCAAGTTTTCCCCGAGGATGTCGGCCCAGGCCATCCCGTAGATCCCGGCCGGCTTGCGGATGCCATCGCACGCCGCCAGGACCGCAAGACCCGGCACATCGATGAAAAGCCGCCAGAGGTAAAGCCGCCGTCGGCATATGGCGATCTCGTCAAAGAACCGGGGGCAATCACCGAGCCGCCGTCGGCATATGGCGATCTCGTCGAGCCGGATAAAGTGCCGCTCGGCGTTGCCGGCAACGCCAAGGCGTTTCTCAAGGGTATCCCCGCTGGGGCGATCGAGAGTGCCGGCGGCGTTCTCAAGGGTGCAGGCACGCTGATTTCGCAGGGACAGCCGACCATCGACGCGATGGGCGACGCGAACAGCATTTCGAACCAATTCAGCGGCGTCATCAATAATCCGGCCGCGCTCGCGGCACAGAAAGCCCAAGAAGCGCAGCTTGCCGCCGAACAAGCAAAGCATCCACTTGGCCCGCAACTGGTCGGCGCCGGCAACGCGGTCCAGCAGTTCGGCCGCGACAACATCCCGATGACGGATCAGGAAAACGAGTCGATCGCCGGCCGCGTCGGAAAGGGTATCGGGTCGATCGCGCCTTATGCGGCCGCGACACTGATCGGCGGACCTGAGCTCGGTATCGCCGCCGGCTTCACTGGCATGGCGGCCGACACCTACGGCTCGGCCTATGAGGACGCGATCAAGGCCGGCGCGAGCGAGGACGTTGCGCGGTCCGTCGCTGGGAAATCAGCACTTGCGGCTGGCGTGCTCGGCAGCTTGCCGCTGGGTGCCGGCAAGTATGCTCAGAGCCTCATCGGGAAGGTCGCGTCATCCAGCGCCGCTTTCGCGACCGCTGGTGAAGCGCAGGAAGCAATCCTTCAACAGATCAAGAAGGATTACGACCCGAAGGCCGGATACACCTTCGATCAGAAGCGCCTCATCGCCGAACTGATCCTCGGCGCCGGCATGGGCGGTCTGCATCATCTGTTCGAGAAAAAGCCGGGCGGGCCAACACCCGACGACATTACTCCTGACGACAATGTTACGCCGAACAACGGCAGCCTGCCGCCCGGCGGCGGCAATAACGGACCGGGGGGGCCCGACAACGGCGGTCCCGGCAGCACTGGCGGCGAGCAGACCCCGCCGCCCGGCGGAGGCCCAGGCGCAAATCCCGACGGCGCTGGCCCGCAACCCGGCGCGCCGCCGCCCGGAACCGGCGAAGGCAAAGGCCCGGACTTCAAGATGGGCGCGCAGATGCGCGCCAAATTCGAAAAGCTGTATCGCACGTTCGGCGGCGATCCGACCGGCATGGCGGACCACGAGCTGTTCAATGTGCTCAACGAGCACATGCGCGACACGTCGTCGACCGGCTACACCGCCAAGCCCGAGACGCCGGAAGAGGCGGCCGCGCGCCAGGAGGCAGCGACCGAGCGAACCGAGCGCGAGGGCCTGAAGCGCGCCGGCTGGACCGACGCGCACATCAATGTCATGACGCCGGCCGAGCGGCGCAAACGGTTCCAAGACGCGATGGCGCGCGGATCGGCGAGCGAGCGGCCGCCGACCGAGAAGCCGGAAACTCCCAAATCAAACGAGACGACAGGCGACGGCACGCGCGATAAGCCGATCGTCATCAAGACCGCCGACGACGTGCTCAAGGCAAGCGAAGTCGTCGCGAAAAACCCGACCGATCCGCAGGCGGCCGCGACCAATTTCAAGCACGGCCACGCGGAGATCCCGCATCTCGGATTGACCGGAAGCCATTCGATCAGCATCGAGACTGGCGTTGGCGACACGCGCAAGAGCAAACCGGGCGATCGACCTTGGGAGGTCACGATGCCGGTCGCTTATGGCCGCATCAAGGGCACCAAGGGCGCCGACGGCGAGCCGCTGGACGTGTTCATCGGATCGCACCCCGACAGCCAACACGTCTTCATCATCGACCAGCACCACGGCGGCGGCAAAGGCTTCGACGAACACAAGATCATGACCGGGTTCCACAACCCGATCGAGGCGCTGCACGCCTACGCAAACTCCTACACCGATGGCGGCGGCGACCGCATCGGCGGAATGAAAGCCTTCACGCCAGACGAATTCAAGGCTTGGCTGAAGAGTGGCGACCACACCAAGCCTGTCAGCGCCATCGGCAACGCCAGCGTTATTCCGCCCGATCGCGTCCGCGCGGAGCCGACGCGCGAGCATCATGCGCAGATCGAGGCGGCGCTTGGCGAGGACTATCATCATGTCCTGCCGGTCGACACCGCTCGCGCCGCGGAAATCCTCGCCGAGAACGAGGGCATGGACCCGGCGACCGCCTTCGGCCAGGCTGTCATCGAGAACGCCGTCGCACAGAAATTCCTCACGCATCAGCAGGCAGAACAAGCCTATGGCGAAGAAGTCAACGAAGTATTGGAGCCCGGAGGCGAAGGGGCATCTGGCGGCAGCGCATCTCCTGAGCAAGAACGCCCCGCACCTGGGGAAGTCGGCGCCGGTCATTCAACAGAAGCTCCGGTCGTTCCGAGCGGCGGCAAAGCTGGCGTACAAGGCGAAACAGGCGAAGGCTCAACCGCGACCGGCAATACCGGGACTGGCACCACCGTCAAGCCAGCCGCCGGCGGGAACGAAACCGCTGGGGACAAAACCGGCGACACCGCTGAAAACAAGCCTGCCGCCGAAAATGCTAACGACGCCATCAGGGACCGCATAGAGGACGCCTACCTCAAGGTCACCGGCGGGAAATACTCCGAGAGCGCATCTCTCGCGAAGATCCGCGCTGCGCTTCCCGATCTGAGCCGGGCCGAAGTCGATGCGGGCCTGAAGCGCATTTTGAAGGGTGACGAAACTGCGAGCCTGATGCGGCATGACGATCCCAAGCAGATCGACAAGGCCATGCACGATGCCGCCTACAGCCCGGCCGGCGAACCTTTCCATGTGCTTTGGATACAGCGCCCGCGCACAGAGAAGCCGGCGGTCGAGAATCCCACCAAAGACCTCACTCTCGAAGACGTCCGCAAGGCATATGACAAGCTCAATGCGGCCAACGACACCGTCTATATCGGCGATCTGCTGAAGGCAGTTGGGGGCTCGAAAGAGCGGCTGCACGAGCTGCTGCTGGCCGGCGCGAAGGCGCGCGAGCTGACGATCCACCCGACAACGCGCGGCGCAGGCTGGCTTACCGGATCGCAGCGTGATGCGCCGATCACGCTACCGGGCCATAAAGAACCGTTTTACACCGTCAACTTCAAGCCACAGAAGGCTCCGACGGTCGATGAGCCCGTCGTCCCCGAGCCCGAAAAGCAGAAGATCGAAGACGCCGGCGAGAAGATCGGCGGCGCGCGGAAGGACCAATGGGTCGGCAAAGGCGGCCTGACGGCGGCAGACCTAGACGGCATGACGGGCGGCGAACTCGTCACCAACGTCACCAAGCACAACATCTGGCCGCGCCCGGACTATTCGGCGGCGGTCGACGGCGGCGTCGACCCCGTCGCGGCGGCGCTCATGAAGCGCATCTACGATCGGATCAGCGTCAAACCCGGATCCGTCCGCGAAACAGACGATAACAAGCGCCGCTATTTCATTAAGGCGCTGCACGCCGTCCGCGACGAATTCGCGAAGGCCAAGACCGTCGACGACATGCGGAAGCTGTCTGGAAAGGTTGGCGATGCTCTCGGCACAGACTCCTATGGTGCCCTGTTTACCCTGCGTCAAGAAAACCGAAACGGCAGCCCGCTCTACATCAACAACACCGACATCAATGTTGCGGAGAAGGCCGTAGCCGCAGGCTTCCCGAACATGGAGCCGTGGCAGCGGTTGTTCAGCATCTCGGAAAGCCTACCTTACGATTACTACACGCGAAAGTACGCCGATAATCCTGAATTTCACGTCTACCGCAAGAACGGCGGATCGATCGGGAGGTTCGCGACCCGCGATCTAGCCGAAGCCGCGGCCAAGGAAGCCTACACCAAGGTCGGCAAGGAAGGTTCAGGCGAGCAGGAGCCGAACCGGCCGCATCTCGATCACGTCAATCGTGAAGGCCCGGACTATAGCAAGGGCCGCGACGTCACCGGCGATGATTTCATCAAGGACTTCGGCTTCCGCGCCGTTGAATTCGGTAATTGGGTAGCCGGCGACGAGCGGCAGAAGGTCGCCAATCTCGCCTATGACGCGCTGCATGATCTCGCGCGCGTGCTGAACCTGCCGGCCAAGGCGATGTCGCTCGATGGCACGCTGGCTGTGGCCTTTGGCTCGCGCGGCAAGGGCGGCAAGGGCGCTGGCGCCGCGCATTACGAGGCCGATCGCACCGTCATCAACATGACAAAGATCCACGGCGCCGGCGTTCTGGCGCACGAATGGATCCACGCGCTCGACCACTATCTCGGCGAATTCGGGACGGCCAACCCCTACCGCGCCGGGGCCAAGTGGATCTCAGGTGGCCGCGTCACGCCGCGCCACCCTGAACGGGAGTGGATCGGCGGCTACAGCGGCCCTTACATGACGGCCAACGGGCACCTGAAACCTGTTCTGCGGCAGGCCGTCAACAAGCTGATGCACGACCTGTTCAACGTGGAGGAAACCGACGCCGAAAACGAGAAGCGTTTGCTCGAAAAGATCGAGTCCCGCAAGAAGTGGCGGCAGGATTGGGTCGACCACGCCAACAGGATCAAGGACCGCATCCGCAAGGGCGGGTCATCTGCTGGCCTTAAAAAGGCCGAGGAACAGATCGCGATATGGGATAGCGTCCTGAAAAAGGACGAGGCTGATCTGGCCGCAGGCAAAAAGAAAATCGGTCCGACCAAGTTCCTGCAAGAGGCGCAGAAGCTATCCGGGACCGGCGACTACTGGCGCCGGCCGCTCGAACTGCTGGCGCGTGCCGGCGAGGCGTTCATTCAGGACAGGATCCAGGCCGAGGGCTTCGTCTCGCAATACCTCGTGCAGGGCACCGAGCAGACGCG